ACGGTGTGTACACAGCGGGTTCAAGTCTGTATATGCCAGCGCCATATTTGTAAAACCTTTGGGTGCCTCTTAAGCGCATGACGGCATAAACTGGGGGGACGCATCCCCCCGACCCAATCTTTATTAAGGATATATTATGCCAGGAATTGTAATTGCAATGGTTTTAGTAGGTGCTGTGCTTGTAAAAGACAGTAACCGAAAATTAGACGAAAGATGTGCTCAAGAAGTACTGGACGGGATCGCTGAATCTCATCAAGAATGTCGCCGGTACTATACGTCTAAGTAATAGTATACAAGTTTGCCGACGTTCTTGGGCTCTACGGAACGAGTCGTTTAAAAATGTCGGACCATTTTATGAAAAACCGCAATCAAATCAACAACTTAATAAGCCTTTTATTCTATGCAAAATTATAGTATAATTACTATATGAATTTTTATACTAACATCTTTCGCAAAGGCAATTTTATCTACTATCGCGGTTACAGAAATGGATCTGCGTTTAAAGATAAAATTAAATTTCGCCCGACAGTATTCGTTCAAACTAATAAACCTACGGCATATAAAACGCTCTATGGTCAATCTGTTGCGCCGATCGAAGAACCTGATATGGTCACTGCTCAGCGGTTTATCGAAGAGAATCGTGGTGTACCTGGAAGATCCATATATTGTATGGATAATTTTGTTTTACAATTTATTGGTAAAGCATTCCCTAACGACGTAAAGTTTGACCGAAACCTTATTAACGTTTGCACTATTGATATTGAGGTTGCTTCTGACGAAGGATTTCCTGTTCCAGAAAAGGCGGAACATGAAGTTATTTCAATAACAGTAAAAAATAATCAAGAAAACAAATATTATGTATTCGGGTTGTACGACTATGACGAAACGTTGTCTGAACAACCTACCGAATATTTCTTGTGTGAAACCGAATACAATCTATTGCATTCTTTTTTAGGGTGGTGGTCTAGTAATTATCCCGATGTTGTAACAGGTTGGAATACTCAGATGTTTGATATCCCATACTTGGTTAATAGAATAAATAGAGTCCTCGAATCAGATGAATATAAAAGACTATCGCCTTGGGGTCTAATAAGAGAAAAAAACTTTCATACTAAGACTGGGCAAGATATTAAAAGTTATGACATACAGGGCGTTTCTAATCTAGATTACTACGACTTGTTCCAGAAATTTGGTAAATTAACATATGGCGAACAAGCATCTTATAAACTTGATCATATTGCACACGCCATTCTCGGCGAAAATAAGTTGTCGTATGACGAGTATGGATCTTTGCACGCACTGTATAAGCACGACTTTCAAAAGTTTATCGATTACAATATAAAAGATGTTGAACTTGTAGATCGCCTAGAAGAAAAGATGGGTTTAATTACTCTAGCAATGACTATGGCGTATAAAGCAAAGACCAACTACAGCGATACTTATGGTACGACGACTGTATGGGATTCAGTAATTTATAACTCCTTGCTTAAAAAAAATATTGTGGTGCCTCCAAAAGAAGATAAACCCAAGTCTTCCATCGTCGGCGGGTATGTTAAAGAACCTGTCGTCGGCATCCATGATTGGATATGCTCGTTCGACTTAAACTCTCTTTACCCCAATATTATCGTACAGTATAATATGTCTCCGGAAACTCTAACGTATGAAGAGGAAGGAGACTTTGCAGTAGCAGCAAACGGCACCAAGTATCGGAAAGATATACAAGGAATTATTCCTGAAGTTATCAAGCAGTTCTACGCTGACAGAGTACAAGCAAAAAATAAAATGCTCGAAGCAAAAAGACAGTACCAAGAAACGCCAACTAGAAAACTAGAAAACGAAATTGCAATCTACGATAACCAGCAGATGGCGACTAAGATTTTAATGAACTCGCTATATGGAGCGCTTGCCAACAGGTGGTTTCGTTATTTTGATTTAAAGATTGCAGAAGGCGTAACTACTTCGGGTCAACGTGCAATCAAACTTGCTGAGAAAGCAGTTAACGATGAGATGCAAGAGATACTGGGCGACAAGCAGGACCATGTCATTGCGATTGATACTGATTCGGTGTATATCAAAATGTCGGGTCTGGTCAAGATGCATGCTCCTAAGAATCCAGTCAATTTTCTAGACGGTGTCTGTGAGCATTTTGAGAAAAAGATCGCTCAAGCATATGCCGTCCTCTCGGAAGAAACTAATTCTTATGAGAATCGAATGGTTATGAAACGCGAAGCGATTGCAGATCGTGCTCTATGGACAGCAAAGAAAAGGTATATTTTGCAGGTTCACGACAACGAAGGCGTGCGTTATGATAAACCTAAACTTAAAATCATGGGAATTGAAGCGGTCAAGTCTTCAACGCCTCAAATTGTCAGAGATAAGTTTAAAGAAATTTTTTCTATTATTCTTAACAGCAATGAAACTGAAACCCAAAAATACATTAAAGAATTTAAATCTGAGTTTAAAAAACTAAACCCTGAAGATGTTGCGTTTCCTCGTGGCGCAAAAGACATAACTAAATGGCGAGATCATAAAAACATTTATTCGAAGGGCACTCCTATTCACGTTCGCGGTTCTCTATTGTACAACCATTACGTAAAAGAAAATAAGTTAGAGCGGAAATACGAATTAATAAAAGACGGGGAAAAAATAAAATATCTGTATTTAAAAACGCCGAATAGTATTAGAGAAAACATCATTGCATTTTCTTCTGTACTTCCTAAAGAATTTGCTTTACATGAAAAAATAGATTATAATACAATGTATGACAAATCTTTTATAGTTCCTCTTCGTCCTATACTTGCAGCAATAGGGTGGGAACCAGAAGAAAGAGCAACACTATCAGCATTTTTTACTAATGTATAATTTAACTATTTTTAAAAACGCTTTTGACAATAAGACGCATAGAAGACAAGAATTAAAAACATGGTCTTCTTTTGTTTCTCTATTAAATTCGCTTGCAAAAAAAGAAGGTCAAAAAGGTGGAAATAATTCTTCTCCTCTCATTAGTCCTGCTGTGTATTTCGAAAACACTACGCGCGGCAATAGGAATGTTGACCGTTGGGGTAGTTGGTGTTGCCTTGATGTCGACGATTTATGTGTTGATGACACAATAAAAAATACAGTTGACGAATATTGTGGTCAATACAGATACGTGTGTTATTCAACTGCGAGCAGCACTAAAGATGCTCCTAAGTTTAGAATTGTGTTTCCTTTAAAAGAAGACGTTATAAATCATGATATCCCACATTTTTGGTATGCCTTGAATAAAGAAACCAAAGAAATAGGAGATAAACAAACTAAAGATTTATCTAGAATGTATTATGTACCAGCGATATATCCTAACGCATATAATTTTTTCTTTACGAACGAAGGAGAAACGATCGATCCCGTAAAGATAATGGATTCCTGGGAATATCAAAGAAGTTCGAAAAATTCGTTTCTAGATAAATTGCCCTTCGCTATGAGAGAACAATTGATAGAATACAGAAAACAACAAGCAGAAAGTAATAATATATCTTGGTCCTCTTATAGAGATTGTCCGTTCTTTCCAAAAAAACTTGGTCAAGAATACATAGCGATAAATGGGACAGGATGGTATCATAAGATGTATCAAATAATGGTCGCTATAGCAGGAAATGCGATCAAAGCAAACTATCCAATCACCGCCAGAGAAATAGCGACACTTTGTAAACAACTAGACGCTGAATCCGGGAACTGGTATGAAAACAGACCCTGGGAATTAGAAGCAAATAGTGCAATTGAATTTATATACAGGAGTTAATAATGGGTAACATAAAAACCTTACCAGATGAGTCTAACGATAACGATTTAGACGTTGTTCTTTTTGAAAATGCAGATGAGGTTGGTCCTACAACCGTTAGTTCTACAACCTCTAAAGATAACGAAAAAAATCTCATGAGCGATAAGTTAAGAATTTCTATTCTCGGAGATAAAAATTCGCCTATGGTTCAAGCAGCAACAGCAATTTATAGTCACCCGAAAAACACACTAGATGTTTTTGAAGACATTGATAAATTGACTGAATCTGAACCTATGTTAACTATTGTTTGTTTAGATTTCGATCTAAACGATAATGATACTCAAGACGACGTAGTATTGATCGACGCGCTTAACAAAATCCAATCTCACACTACAGGAGGTATTTTATTAAAATCGATTGTTTCTCCAGAAACAATGATAAGAATTTTATCTGCTCTTAATAACGATAGTTTAGAAAAAAGATTTGCTTACCAACCAGACTTAGTTGATAGTTCTAATATCCAAGCAGTTTTGAATCAAGAAGAAATAGTTATCGGCGCTTCTGAAGAAGTGTTTGCTGCACATTCTGCTGTCTTGAATAGAAATTCTAATTCGTTTCTTAAAAAATTAAAAGGATGTACTCATTTAGATGCAGCAATTATAAAACTTGCTCATTCTTCCTACAAAGCAGTTAAGCAAACATTTTTTAATCAACTATATGATTATGTTTCTGATTTTGAAAATGCGAATTTTAATAATTTAAGAATCTCATTAGAAGAAGTTTTTATGAAAAATAATGCAACAGAAAGTTTGCCTTCTTATGTAAAAGTAATTGCAGAAGATTCTAAAGTTAGTTATAAAAAAGCGAAATCTTACAAAGGTGAATATGATAACAAAGATATTAGAGCTTTTGTTGGCGCCACTGAAAAATTAACGCTACTAGATGAGTGTATCAACTATAAAAATCTAAAGGATTAAATATGTCGTTAATGAATAAATTGATGAAGAACAGTAAACTCAAGCATACTGAGCGTCTTGACAAGTCTGATTTTTTTACTCAAAAAACTATGGTGCCGACTGATGTTCCTATGCTGAACGTTGCTTTATCCGGAAGTATTGACGGAGGTATCGCTGCAGGATTGACTGTGTTAGCAGGTCCGTCTAAGCATTTTAAAACATCGTTTGCTCTTAAAATTGCATCCGCATATCTTAAGGCAGACCCCGAAGCGATCATGATGTTTTATGATTCTGAGTTTGGTTCGCCGCAGTCATACTTTGATACGTTTGGCATTGATACTTCTCGCGTTCTACATGTTCCGATAACTAATGTGGAAGAATTAAAGTTTGATCTTATCTCTCAACTCGAAAACATGGAGAAGGAAGATAAGGTTATTGTGGTCATCGATTCTATTGGAAACCTAGCATCGAAGAAAGAACTCGACGATGCCCTTGATGAAAAATCTGTCGCTGATATGTCACGAGCAAAGGCGCTGAAAGGTTTGTTTCGCATGTCCACACCCTATCTTACGATGAAGAATATCCCATTGCTCGCAGTCAACCACACTTACAAAGAGATCGGATTGTTCCCGAAAGATATTGTGGGCGGAGGAACCGGAATTTATTATTCTGCGGACAATATCTGGATTATTGGTCGTCGTCAAAACAAAACTGGCACAGAGGTGACTGGATACGACTTCATCATTAACGTAGACAAGTCGCGTTATGTTAAAGAGAAAAGCAAGATTCCTATCACAGTATCATGGGACGGCGGCATAGATCAGTACAGCGGGTTGCTAGAAGTTGCCCTTGCTGGCGGATTTGTTGTTAAACCTTCTAATGGGTGGTATCAAAAAATGAGCGAAGAAAAAAAATATAGAATGAGCGAATTAAATGAGTCGTTTTGGTCTGATATTGTAAACACAGAAGAGTTCAAAAGTTTCTGCAGTAATTTGTATAAGATTGGCGACAACCATATAGAAGTAGATCTGGATTTAGAATGAACCTTGAAAAAGTTTGCGAAGGAATAGATTATGAATTGACTCCTTCCGATGAGGATAATCAGATGGCATGGAATGTCAGGATTCTCAAAGGGGAGTTTCCTGAAACTGTAATTCGATTTGGAAAACTTAGGTTCGAGGAGGAGTATTTACATTTTGATTTTATTGTAGTATCATCACCTGATAGTACTGCTGATGAAGACAATATCGAATTACAAGATTATGCTGCAGAAATACTAGAAGATATTCTAATAAACGCTGAAGCGAACGGATCGTTAATTAAATCAGAATCAAAAAATGATTGAACTCGAAAAAACTATACTTAGAAATTTATTAACTAATGAGAAATACATGCGAAAGGTTTTGCCTTTCGTAAAGAAGGACTACTTCGAAGGCGTTTACCGCGAACTGTTTGCTCAGGTTGTTGCTTATGTTTCTAAGTATAATAAACTTCCAACTCACGAAGCATTTAAAATTGAGTTAGACGAACTTAACATTAATGCGGAAATGAGAACGCACGCAGTAGATATCCTACCTGATATTTTTACTGCGAAAGAAGAAGACGAAACCTGGTTACTCGACACTACTGAGAAATGGTGTCAGGACCGCGCTATTCATAATGGTGTGTTAGAATCGATCAACATCATTAATGGAATGCATCAGAAACTGTCTAAGAACGCTATCCCCGATCTTCTTCAAAAGGCATTAGCAGTGTGTTTTGACGCAAACGTTGGGCATGATTATTTTCTTAATGCTGATGAACGTTATAATTTTTATCATGAACAAGAAGAACGATTGCCCTTTGATCTTGATTTTTTTAATCAGATAACTAAAGGCGGATTGCCTAACAAAACTCTTAATATTGCTCTTGCGGGAACAGGTGTCGGTAAGAGTTTGTTTATGTGTCATCATGCTGCTAGTTGCCTTTCTCTTGGGCACAACGTGTTGTATATTACCTTGGAAATGGCAGAGGAGCGTATAGCAGAACGCATAGACGCTAATCTTATGAATACGACCATCGATTCTTTGGAAAGGATTAGCAAGCAGTCTTTCACAGATAAAGTTGCATCTATTGCTTCCAAAACCAATGGTAGATTAATCATCAAAGAATATCCTACAGGTCAAGCACATACTTCACACTTTCGTGCACTCTTAAACGAACTTAAACTTAAAAAATCGTTTCGACCTGAGATTATCTTTATTGATTATTTGAATATTTGCTCGTCCTCTCGTATGAAAGGTATGGGTGGTGCAATTAATTCTTACTCGTATATTAAAGCAATCGCTGAAGAGATACGCGGACTAGCAGTGGAGTTTAATGTTCCTATAGTTTCTGCAACGCAAACCACAAGAACTGGGCACAGCAACTCAGATCCTGGACTAGAAGATACTTCAGAATCTTTTGGTTTACCTGCAACTGCCGACTTAATGTTTGCTCTTATTTCTAATGAAGAGTTAGAATCCGAAGGGAAACTACTTGTAAAACAGTTAAAAAATAGATATAATGATCCTAATAAATTAAAAAGATTCGCTATAGGTATAGATAGATCTAAGATGAAACTATACGATGTCAAACAGGAAGAAAATGAATTTGTTGATGACACGCCAGTCTTTGATCGAAGCAACACTGGCGAGCGAGTTTCCAGGGAAGGACTCAACAAAATAAGGGTGTTCTAATGCGAACAAAAATTTTATTCTTAACTCTTATGGTAATTTGGGTTCTAATTTTATACGGTTTTATAACATGGATTACTTCAGATGACAATAAAGAACAAAAGAATGAGGTTCAAATTGAACAAGAAGAACCGAGCATCAGGCAGGAACTCACCCCAACCGAAAGAGGTGGAGAACTTGTACAAAGCGGATCAAGAGATGCAGAAGAAATTGCAAGAGTCCAAGAACTTGAATGTCTCGCTCTCAATGTCTATCATGAGTCTCGGAGCGATAATTTTGCTGGGCGCATTGCTGTTGCTGATGTAGTGTTGAACAGAGTTGACAGTAACCTGTTCCCTAACACCGTCTGTGAGGTTGTCAACCAGTCAGTGATGCGAACCAACTGGAAAGGTAATGAGGTTCCGGTTCGTGGTATGTGTCACTTCTCGTGGTTCTGTGATGGGTTGAGTGATGAACCTATGGAGACAGATTCATACGAGGATGCTGAGATCGTGGCGGAGATGGCACTACGTGGCGGTTGGAGAGGCATTACAGAAGGTGCTACACATTATCACGCGACATACGTAACACCTAATTGGATCAACGACAGAGGCATGGTCCCCGTTGGTAGGATTGGACAGCACAAATTTTATCGGTGGCACTAATGTTAAAAGAAAAAATTAATCTTCGACTTGATATATTACAAGGTTGGATGGAATCTAACCACCATCTTGAAGAACCAGGAAAAGTAATGGACTTAACTCTAGAGATAAGTAAATTCTGGACAGTACTTAACGAAGAAGATAAAGATTATGTACAGTGTGCTCAGCACGCTATTGAGGATCAAGAAATATGGGACGTATCGTAGGATTTACTGCAAGCACTTTCGACCTTCTACACGCTGGACATGTAACTATGCTGAGAGAAGCAAAAGAACAGTGTGACTATTTGATTTGTGGATTGCAAGTCGATCCTAGTATAGATCGAGCAGAGAAAAACTCACCAGTGCAATCTCTGGTCGAGAGATACACACAACTCTCAGTTGTTAAATACGTAGACGAAATTATTCCTTATCAAACAGAAAAAGATTTAGAAGATATTCTGCAGATGGTCAACATTGACGTTAGGATTATCGGTGACGAATATAGGGATAAAACTTTTACTGGTCGCGCTGCTTGCGCTTCCCGAGGAATTGAAATATACTTCAATAAAAGAGACCATAGGTTTTCTACATCTGATTTGAGAACAAGAGTAGCAAATGATGAAAATAATCGTAGCAGATAAAAAATATAACTGTGATCACAAACTCGGAACCTACATGGAAGATTCCGATTACGATCTTCTTGTAGAAGAAGACACAGATTTTTATGCGCCTTCGAATAGTCTTGTTTGCTCGGAACCTACCGAGCAAACTTGTATCTTTAAGTTTAGAAAAAATCGTTTTACTGCAGAAGAACAGGCGTCTGCCTATGAAGGATTGGTCAACGCAGCACAACCTACTCAGAACCGTGGACTTGCTGCTGGACCAAAAGGCGAAAGGCAGGGTGGTAGAAACTGGTGCACTCCTGAGCAAGTTGAGATTATGGAGTTTCTTATTAAGAACAATACTCCTAAATTATTTTCCGACGTTGATCCTATTGAACAGATAAGAGAGAAACACAGAAATAAAATCGATCCGGAAGAAGCAAGAGGCATCGTTTGGATTAAAACCAAGATAGAACAGGAAGGTTATGATTATGAGACCTTCTTCGAGGTAAAGTTGCCAGAAATATTGCAATTGCCTACGAACGAACGAACTAAAGCAGCAAAACATTTATTTGAGAATTATGTATCCAACACAACCTATGCGAATCAGGTTTTATCTGGTATCGCTGGGTTCTTCGATCGGTATCCGCGCATCCCATGGGGTCGCGCTACTTCATATACTGAACACCATCGTGAAACCTACGAGAAGTGTTATCCGTTCATGCGCAAACTCTCGAGTGAGTTTCAGCGACTCTTGCCAGAACGGTATGATGTTCAGAATGAAGCAGCAGCGAAACTCGACCCCAGATTCAGAGTCGCTGGCGAGGATACCCCGTTCACCACGATAACGGTGAACAAAAACTTTCGCACATCTGCTCACCGTGATGCCGGTGATTTGCACGCAGGGTTCTCCAATCTGTCGGTGATTGCGAAAGATAAAGAGTGGGAGGGAGGATACCTAGTTCTGCCCGAGTATAGAGTCGCGATCAATATTCGACCTGGAGACCTGTTGCTGATTAATAACCATGAAGGCATTCACGGCAACACAGAACTGGTTCCTCCCGCTGGGAAAACTTTAGAAGATATGGAACGCATTTCCCTCGTTTGCTATTTCCGAGAAAAAATGCTAGAATTAGGTAGTTGGGAATATGAATCGCTTCGTCGTCAGTTTGTAGACGATAGGAGGTTGAATAAAAAACATCCCGATTGGCGCCCACTATGGAACGGTGTTAGTGCAAATATGTGGGACCAGCAAGAGTGGTATGATTACATTGTTAAGCATGAGGGCGAGGCAATGCTTAACAAATATCATCCGAAAGCAACTAAGAAAAAGGTATCACTATGGTCTTAATTACTGGGGCGGAAGGTTATATCGGAAAAATTCTTGCAAGTAAAATGCAAGACATACGCTTTAGAAAAACTGATATAGGCGTTTGGGATATTAGAAATCCGAACAAATATCGCGTCAAAAACGACGTTGATATAGTAGTTCACCTCGGCGCTTTAGTTCGCGTAGGTGAGAGTGTTCGAGATCCGCTCAAGTATTATGACACAAATGTTTCTGGAACCATTAACATACTTAAAACGTTTCCTAATGCTAAAATGATATTCGCCTCTACAGGTGCAGCGTTCGATGCCGACTCTCCGTATGGTAAGTCTAAGGTTATGTGCGAAGAAATTATCAAAGACGTTTGCAAAGACTATACGATCTTTCGTTTCTATAACGTTGGCGGAGGCAATCCAACTAACCCAGAAGGACTGCCGTTAGCAATCCAGAAGGCAAAAGAAACTGGTACATTTACAATTTTTGGCGACGACTATAATACAAAAGACGGTACTTGTATTCGCGACTACGTTCATGTAGAAGATATTACTGATGCTTTAATTCGTGCAGTGAAAGAACCTGGAGCAATGACAGACTATGAACCTTTAGGTTCGGGCAACTCCTACACGGTCCGTGAGTATGTTGACGCCTACATTAAAAAATATGGTAAACAATTCGAAGTGGTAGTAGGCGATCGCCGCGCAGGAGACCTTGAGCGCTCTGAGGTGCCGTTTCTATCTAATTTTATCACTCCAACTAAAACCCTTGAGGATATAGTATGAAAATTTTGGTGACGGGTTTTACTCGCGGCGCTGTTACGCGAGACTTTCACAAGACTTCTGAATTAGGTGTTTGTTTTGCTCACGTTAGTTTGGTTGAAAACTTAGAAGCGCTTGGACATACTGTCATACAAAAATCTGTGACTATAGGCGAAGACCTTTCTTCCTATGATAAGGTGATTGTGTTCCTAATGCATATCTCGCCGTTTAACTCGTACATCTACAGTGCACTTTGGACAGTTGCTCAAAGACCCGATGCCATTTTCGCTATTGAAGATTGGCAGTCTCCAAAAAATATTAGCAACTGGAAAAAAGATGTTGAGAAAGTTTTAGATTCGATTACAAACGACTACTACATTAATAACGTTGTAAAAGAAAAACGATTGAAGAAAGAATGGATACCGGCATTTCGCGATGCT